TAATTCTCTAACAGTATAGCCTACGTCAACAAAACTAGTTTTAGTCAACCACGGCAAGTAATTTTGATTTTCAATATTCTCACTTTGTATAAACGCAAACATATTAGTTAAGCTTATATTTCTATGCTTGAACAAAGGTCCTACGTAAATCTGTTCGTTTAGTGCGCGAATAATAAATCTAGTTTCTATTGACGGGAAGAAATCAAATTCATTACTGTCGAATCCTACTCCGAATCCAGTGCCGTATTTTTCATAGTTCCATAACTTATCAGAGAACTTAATAGTTCCGTTTTGAACACCTATTCTATTCCAATTTTGATTTTCATAGATGTAAACCTCACGATTACCTTGACTGTTGCTTGCTACTCCCACTATTATTCCGTCGGTTGCAGTTAATGTTAATAAGTCTGTATATGTAGCTACTTCTAAGACCGTTCTGGTATTATCATTATAACCATCTGCCCACCAATAAATATTTTCCCAATAATTAGAGGTATCTGCAAATTGATCTTGTATGCTTAAGAAATTAATATTACCAAATTCATTTATTGGATAGGTAGATACTACACTGTTTGCATATTCCAAATAGTTTTTTAGAGCAGCCAATCTGTTATTAAAGAAACTTTGTCTAGGTCTAACACTTATTCCCGTTCTTAGTAATTTAGGTAAAGAATAATCCGGTACACTGGCACCAGTCTCATCTACCCCAGCAAAACTATCCAATAGCCTATCATATAATCCAGTAGGATCGTTGTACCCTTTATTGGGGTTAGGGAAACCTATCAAAAAGTCTTCCGGATAATTAGTTCTTATTAATTGAAAGTCTACATGTCCGGTGGCTGCATTTGAGTTGTTTCCGAATCCTAAATGTAAATTAGTACTAGTGTTATTAATATATTCGGCTACATTGTAAAATGCATAAACATTTGATTCGATTGGAGCAAAAAATGCAATTCCTGAATTTTTAGGATCAGCAATATACTGTTCGATAATACTGTCACTTAGCGTCTTTCCTAAATTAGCTGAAATGTTGTTAGTATTTCTAACCCAATAATAATATTTTGCTACTAGATTATTATTACTATCAGTAGTATAGGTTATCGAATATTTTGTTGTATCGTATGGGGTGCCTACACCGTCATATAATGAGGGGATAAAATCACTTTCTACCCAAGTATATACAGTGACATCACTGCCTTCAAAAACAGTACCCCAGTTTTCACTATTATAAACATTGTCATCTTGTCTGTAATTTACGAAGCGAGTAGTCGATGGATTAAACCAAATTTTACCCACATGCATGTCAGTCCAAACAATATTCCCAGTACTGTTATCCGGTGCATTATATCCTGCAGGGTCAGTAGGTGTCACGTAATCTAGATTTTCTACTACTGCACCTAATAGTTTGCCCTGCAACGGATCAATAAAATCAAGCCCTATAATAGTTTCGTCTGTTTTATTATCATATAAAGAAACTTTTTGTATTTTTTCTACGTCAACTGCTAAATTTGGTTTTCTGTAAACATGCCAGTTCTCAGTAGATAAGTCATTATGCCATACTAGAACTTTTCCGCCTTCAGTTATAGGTTGATAATTAGGCGTGCCTATGATTACTACAGAATCATTGAAGGATATTGCAGTCCCATACATAGGTTGAGATCCGTAATTTTGATCCACATCATTCAACGACTGTGCATATGCATACTTTCCTATATTAGTCAAGCTTTCATCGAAAGATGGTATATAGTCATACATATATGCTGCACCTGCGTTCGAATTTACCTCTTCAAAAGTAGTTAAATTATTATCGAATACAGTATCGTTATGAATGTTGTTGTCATTAGAAAAATCAAATGTAGTATTGATGTATCTATTTGCTACCGGAGCAGTAACCACAAAACTATTGTTTTCATTGTACTTTATAGCGTATCCAAATTGAGTTCTAGTTTGTGAGTGTGGATCTTGAATTACCTGAGATTTTATGTAATCAGTAAATCCCATTTCATACAAATAATTTCCATTAAACACACTTATGTTTAGTTTATTATTAGTGGGTCCTAAGTTTATGTCTCTTAATCTAATTACCAATCTGCCGTCTTCGGTTGCATATGCAAATACATTAGTGACTCCGGCTTCATTTATAGCATTTGCTAGTGTAGCCGCATTGCCCGCCGGCATGTAAACTCGGTAGCCGTTTATTAGTAAATAAGTATCTTCGGTTAGATTAGCTGCAATCAAGCCGGTCATAGTACCAAATCGTTTACCCTCATTGGTAAATCTATATACTGCACCTTCGGTTTGCGCATTATTAATAACATCAAATGGAGAGCCAATTAACAACTCACTACCAAACGTATTGGTATCTAATGAGAATCCAAATAATTCTCCTTGACGTAAATCGCCGGTATTATCGAACCCGTATATTTGCTGAGTTAATACAAACTGAGCACTACTTACAGTAATTATGTCACCCGCAAAAAGTCCAATGGTACCTATTACAATAACATTTAATATTACCACATACTTGCTGGTGCTTAATAATTCACCATTAACATAGATTCGTGTTTGATTAGTTGGTACGAAGGCTAAAATAATCAGCAAAGGATCAGTGGGCCTTTGATCATATTGCACTTCAATATTTTCAACTAATCTGTCATACAAGTATACTATACCGGTGTTTGATAAATTGCCGCTATAATCCGTATACGGAGCACCAACAAATAACTTACTTCCATCATAATTAGTAGATAAACTAAATCCAAATTTATCTCCCACTTGAGCCATAGGAGGACTGATGGCCCCGACTAAGCTAAAATTTACACTAGCAATATATACGTTAGAACCAGTAGGTGCGGTGTACTGAATTGGTTCTAGTGTATAAAATGTGGTTGTATTGGCGCTAGCGTTGTATGTTCCGGTAATCACAGTGATTGAAGCGTCGTCACTGAATGTAACTTTGTATATGTTTGCGCCGGCGGGAATTTCCGCAAATATCATTTCTACAGTATAGAAAGTTGTTCTATCTGTTCCTGGATCATATGCCTCGTTCGCTATAGTATACAACCTAGCACTGAGTGGTCCGGTGTTGGTAAATGCCACTTTGTCACCGTGTGCTAATTTACTGCGCTGGTCGCCGGCGCACCTAAACAAATATGTCCCTTCTTCTACTACGAATAACGTAGTAGCACCAATCGCAGAATAAGCTGTCACAAAATTTACTGATTGGCCTTCGTTGATGAATGTTAATTTATTACCTGAAACTGTAAATTGCTTTTGATTTACCACTGTAGCTGAAGACAGTTCTATGCCTGCACTAGCATAGGTCAACTCTTTGTCTCTTTGGAAACCCAACACTGTTTCGTCGTTTTGCGCTCCTAAATACAATAAATTGCTGTCACCGGATATATCCATGGCATCACCTACTCTTCCGCCAATGATAGTGATAACTTGTTCTTGAATTATACTGTTTATATTACTGCTAGGTGGAATCTTATAAACAAAAATTTGACTTATTAAATCATCAGGCTTTGAGATGATTAACAAATCTTGACTGTACGTAATAGATTTACCAAAATCGCCGCCTTTAGTGATAGTATTTTTTAAATAAAATAGACCATTAGGACTTATCGCATAATGATATACCGTACCCTCAGCAACATCACTTACAAAATACCCAACGTTAGGTATGTATGCAACTGCGGATCCAAACTCACTAGTGCTAATTATCGAATCTAATGTAGATATTTGGTAATTATTAGTTTTTTCATAAACTACCCAGTTACCGTCTACGTTATTGTCTACCCAAACCTTATTAGTTGAATATTCTGCATTCAACAACGGCAAATTATCGATATCTCTAGCAGTAGTTAATCGTTGACTTTGTAGTAAATAGACTAACCCTTTTCCATTAAGCACATTTACTTGGCTATCTAAATTTAAAGAAATTCTTATGGATTGAATAGAAATAATATCTTCTACTCGATAGAAACCATTAACTCTTTCATCAAAATTTAAAACCCCAATTAATTGATTTTTTAATAACCCATGCGGTTTTTCAAATACTAAGGTTACACTGCCGTTTAAATTATTGTAAGCCGTGTTTAACATCGACTTTACGGACACCGGTGTATATATTTGCCAAGTATTATCTTTGTCTGCTAACCATATGTAATCATTTTTGTAGATATCATTAATATCCACTGATCCCAAGGTGCTAATATTATAGGCACTGGCTCTAACATCGTTTTTGTTGACATATCCGGCGCTGGCTAATTTTTCAGTATATGAACCTGTGATAGCAGGAAGTATATTAGGATTAGATATTGGTCTTCCGTAATTTTTTATGTTATATAATGTAACTTCTTGCTGAGTTCCATTACTTGATTCATCTTTAACAATTCCTAAAATGCTAGGATTTCCGGTTAACTTTGATTCATCTAAGGTTACTTCGATGAAGTTTTGATTCATCAATCCGCCATACTCACCTGTTTTTATGGCCCAGTTTTCGAAAACATTATAATTCAACTGGTTTTGTTGTATGTTTATTCCCTGCAGTTTAGTTATGCTATCTACTGTTCCCTTGCTAGTTATCATGTTTTTATAAACATTGATCTGTGTAGCATCAGTAAAGTTTGCATCCGCAAAGTATTGTCTAGGTCTAAATCCTATCAATGATGCGCTTAAAAGATCGCCGTCATTTTCTAAATTAGGATTAGTTGTATTGTAGAATAAGGTAGCCTCATATGCTCTGGTACTAGGATTAGGTAACAATCCTTTTTGTATATCGTCATACGATGTTTTTAACCATTCTGTGTAATCAAAAGAATCTTTGGGAATTATCACAGGTTTGTTGGCAATATAAAACTCATTCTTGAATTTTACAATTACTCCTTTAACATATTTTATATTAGGAATCCATTCTTCGATATTATCTTGGTTTAAAATAAACCCAGCAGCGTTCAATGTTCCATTCCATTCAGCCGATTTAGTCCCAGATACCAGTATTCTTTGCTGACGCAATCCGGTTACTAAGTTGTATATAACGTCATTGAATGATGTAGCGTTGTCAAATACAATAACATGCTCTATTGTGTTCAAGTTTGCTTTAAAGAAAGAAATTGAATCTCCTTCATTTAACGCCTTAACACTAAATTCAGTACCATTTCTATTAATAAACATGTCACTAATAGATATAGGTATTAGATTTTGATTTAAAACAAAATTATCCTTAGCCATTGTTAACGGTTGGACTATGGTATTTTCTTTGTCAATAATCACTTTTCTTGCATTGGGGTTTACGTTTATTGTACTACCCACTTCCCACCCAGTATCCACCCAATACAGCAACTCATATGTAATTTGATCCCAAGTAACTTCTAACCCATTTTCTACATTTTCAAATTTTACACCTTGAGCAATCAAATAGTTACCATAACCTCGGATAAAGGTACACAAAGAGTCAACTGAGTTAAATTCGTATCCATATGGAGTTACGATTGTGTCTGTCGTGTAATTTTGTGGTACCTTAGCTGTAGTTTTATCTACAATAAAATTATCTAACAACCCATTATTAAATGGTGCGTATGACACGAAATAAGTTTTATTTTGACTGTTGCCAAATACCTTCCATCCGGTTTGAGTTTTCTGAACAATAATAGAACTGTAAGTTATGGTATCAACCGGTTGATTATCATACAATAACACACTGTAATTGTCGTCCGGAATCATTAATGAATTATTTTTACTATTAGTTGATCCCTTTTCTACGTAAAATTTTAATAAATCTTTATCGCTAAATCCAGCAAGACGGTACGCTAATCTAACATCTAAATTGTTAACTAAATCAGTTATAGTTGTGGTACTATCGACACCGAACTGATTTAGATAATCCACAATCCAGTTTATATAACTGTGAGCAGCTACCCCATTTCCATAAATTTTAGAATTTGCAACGGTGTTTCTGTATCTGTTATCGTATAGATATTGATTAAATTCTTCGTTATATTTGTATCTGTCTAAATCAAAACCTAATCCGAATAATTTAGCAGGCTTTAATAAAGCCATGATTCTTACTAAATCAAATGGCCAATTGCTACTTTTTAGATATGCGTATTCTGACGGGCCCACGTCACCTTGTGTCCACAAATTTTTAAATTTGTCAGCATTATATGACGCCAATAAAAATTCAAACGGACTTTTTAATTTGCCCATTGAATCAACTGGTATTATGTTTAGTAAATTTGGTCTGACGGCGTTATTATTAATGTAAGAATCGCCATTGTTCCACACATACCCGTTTGATAAATCTTCCCATAAATAAGTATTATCGCTGGTATACGGGGCCGCACCATACCTAGCGTCCCACCAATTTGGTTTATCTGTTAAACCTAACATCTCCCAAGGAGCTGTATCGGGATTGCATGTATCGTATAACCAAAGATAAATTCCTCTCCAACTTCCCTTTTGTATTTTTTGATTGTTGAAAATAAAATTGCTATCTCTATAATTATAAGTTAACGGTTTAGAGGGATCATAAAAATGATCTTGGTAATCAATGCGATTTGATCCAATCCAATTTAAAAATTGATAATTATAAATTTCTTGATACTTTTCATAACTTATACCTATATTCCTGAACTGACCCGGAATTATTTCTTGTGGCTCGATTGGTAATTTAGCTTTTACCTTTAAGTTATTATAAATTCTTAATTCAAATTCTAAAAGAACTCTATCTCTGTAATCAGTTAATGAACCATTAACATAATCGCCATATAATTTATTATAGGAACCATCATGACCCACAATAAAATATGTAGGTGTTAAAAAAGTACTGTCTAGAATAACTTTAGGCAATGTATTAGGATATAATCCTAACTTTGTAGGTGTGCTGGGTACATAACTGCCATAGGTTTGATCGTATTCTTTAATTACTAATAAGTCATTATTTTTTAAATTTTTAGTTACAGTTAAAGAAGGTTCTGTTTCTGAAATTACGTAATCTATATCTTTTATCAACTGAATTGTTTCTAAATTTCCAAAAGAATTTCTAGTAGTTAAGTATACCAAAACACTCTCGTAGTTTGCATTAGAAAAATCATAAACCTTGCTTAGAGTGAATACATTGGTGCTTAATTGCAATCTAAACACATATGAACTAGTTACTTTAGCATTTTTAGAAGGTAACATGTCAGTCCAAAAGAAGGGACTTGTGTTTAATTTGGGTTTAGTGATTTTATCTAAAACGTCATCTAATATAAACGCAGGTGTTTGTAGCGGGGTATAATCACTGGTAGTTAGCGTTTCGATTAACAGTCCTTTAAACTTTGCGTATTCATTGGAACTATAGTTTAATGCGTCAAAGAAATTATTATTCGTATTTCTTAAAAATGGAGCACAATTAACTAGTGATGCGCTATTTTGAATTATTTTTGTGCCGTATGCAGTAATATTACCTAAATCTCTATAATTATTAGGCCCAAATGCGGCGCCGACCAAATTTGGAACGTTGTTGCATATACTCTTATAATGTCCGCGTATGTCACCTAAATTAATAGTAGACATGGTTTCATTAAACGGATTATGATCCAAATTATTTGGTATTTGATAATACCCTATTTTAGAAATTTGATCACTATACAATAGTATTGTTATTTGGTCATCTGCACTTAGTGGTGAATCAAACACAATAGTGGTTGTATTTTCAGTGAAGGTATATATGTATTCGTCTGTGCTCAACCTAGTGTTATTAACGTACACCACTGTCACTGGCCATTTTGTTTCGCTTTGTGATTTTACTTTTACATCACACACTACTCTAGAATTCATAGTCTCTAAATATCTGATATCAAATACCTGATATTGAAAACTAGTATCAACCGCTGTTTGCCATCCTATTAATCTTTCATAGGTGTTAATAGAAGTGTAATTGTGAACATACCCATCAGTTAAAGATTTTGATCTTATTTGAGAGTTATCTACAAAGTTAAATTTTTGTGAATTTAAGGTGACATTAAATTGAATGTCGCTGTAATTTGTTGCCGAACTATACTTTATAGGAAATAATAAAACTGGATCGTCTTGTCCTGTTCCGGTGGCGTACTCAAGTAAAGTACAACCTGAAAAATCAGAACCGGAATAAAAATCATTGTCGCTATAACTGATTCCATTATTATCAAATATATCAAACAAAGGAGGTTGATTTACTCTAGTTTTTTCTTGCGTTTGATTCCAATTGGTTCCATCAAAATAAAATGTTTTCCCTATATAGGTTTCACCGGCTCGTATTGCAGTTTGACTTCCTGCTACCACTTCCCCGTTAGGAGCCACTGTTAATGTTATTACCGGTGCCTCAGAATCAGATACTGCTTCAAAAGCTACTTTCCAAATTTTATTTTTAACATTTGAATCCAAATCTCCTGCAAATATAATAGTGGCGCCATCATATAGATATGAACTGCTGCCATCCGGAGAGAATGTAGTTTGCCCTGCAACTTGGGTGAATGCATCGGTTACTGTATAATTTATAAATGCTGTACTAGTAATTGAATATGTACCTGCATTAAACAACTTTAAATTAGGGTAAAATTCAATGATAGGTCTTTTTGCTCTGTTATTTGGATTACCCAATGCCTCTGTGGTGATAGGGCTAACCTTAGTATTTTCGATAACTGTATTAAGAACATCTATATGGAACCATCTGTTTCCCCTACTCCATGCATTTTTATTTAGGCTATTTCTAGCTATTAAGATATAGTCCGGGTCTTTGGGATAATATAAAGTATCATCCCATGGAAAACTATCGTATGTCGTAGAATCATATGGAGTAGTTAAAGGTGTTCCAAATAATTCTGGAGTTTGAAAATCTCTCACCGACAGTAATTGTATTCCTGTCCCAACATTTTCAACATAATACTGATCTGTTTTATATTTTTCCGGAATTACGTTGCCGGCAAACTGAACCTTAAGTCCGTTGGTGAATTTTATCCCATTTGGGCTAATATACGATGTTTTATTTAGAATATCATTCTCTACATCGATAATTGCACCCAATGGCTGATCCACTAGTTTTATAATACCTACTCTTTGCTCATTCGTCCCATCCTGATAATATAAGGTGTCGAGACCAGCGGTTAATATTGGAATTAAAAATATTTCTGCCAGTGAATTCTTAACAAAATTTCTGCCTATATAAAAAGAACCAAATTTAATAGTTAAGTTTGTGTTATCCGGTAAATTTCCGGCTTCGGTGAGGCGTATTACATAATCATCATTACCGGTGCTTATCAAAGATATTTTGTAATAATGCTTGTTTATTTCGCTCTTAACCTGTTGCTCAAACAATCCTTGATCTACAATTGCAGTCATTGACCCTGCACCGTTGGACAATTCTACAATAGAGCCATTTGGTTCTGTTGATAGAGTAAACGTTGTGCTACTTAGTATTTCTTTAACATAATACATTCCACCGTAGAAAGCTGCTGAGATAGTGGTGGTAGCATTAGCGGTTATATCTAGTTCTGGTCCATTTGGAGTAGCACTTATCGTAAACTGTGTGCTATCCACAATAGACTTTATATAATACTGTGTGCCGGCAACTATTCCGGATACAGAAGAAGCGAAGGTAACAGGTTGATTCACAGAAAAACCAACAGTGCTTGCAGTAACTAATCGATTATTAGAAGCAATCACTTCTGATACTATAAACGTTCCCCCCGTAGTTATTCCACCAAATGTGGATCCGGTAAAATTAACCCCCTCATTAACCTGTAAGTTAGCGGTAGAAACGCAGGTTAATATGTTAGTTCCTGAAGCTGTATTAGTAACAGTGATAGTAGATGCGGGATTTAATGCTATATCATTTATATCGAATCCCTGATCGCCGTAAAATTGCCCGATGTTGCCGAACACACCGGGATTGGTACCATAAAACAATAACGTTTTGTTGTGCAATTCTGTAATACCGTCGATGTTGCCTATACTAGACAACAAACTTCCATTAAGTTCGTTAAATGTTTTCGTAGTAACTAAATCTATGTCTAAGTTGCCGGGATAAATCCATTCGTTTTGATCTTCTGCTAACGGGACATTAAATGTAACTATCCCTTGGCTAACACCGTTAAAATCTACTCCGTATACGGATCTAGTTGTAATATTTGGTCTTGCATTATTGGTGCCGGCGACCCCAGGTTCTGTTTGAATCCAAAAGGGAGAATTTTGGTTTACTACAAATTTATATGTTCCACCGCGAACCAAAGTTAAAGTAGGATTACTACCTTGCACCATAGTGCCATTGGTAGAAAAACCGAATAAAGAATTATCGATACTAACGTCATATGTTAAATTGTTAAAAATAGTTTCAGCAGTGATTGTAACCGGGTCTGGACCGTTGGGTAGCCAATAATATTGAGAATAATTAATTAATTTATCTAAATCACAGAAACTGTCCCAAGAATAAAACTGGTTTGAAAATAAATTACTATTGTTATCTGTATAACCATTTTCATTTAACAATGAATCTAACATTCCTGGATAAGTAATTAAATCTATCGCACGTGCGGTATCTTTTTTCTTAAAAACAACAGCAGGCTCTAATTGATAGTCTGTGCGTATTTTAGACGGCTCTACCAAATATTTGTCAGTGCGATTTACACCATATCCAAATTTACTGCCAATGTAGCCTTGTATTCTAGTAAAGTTGGGCTGTTGGACCAATTGGTCTAGGGTAGCCGACAAAAATTGTTCATTAGTTTTTGTTTTAAAAACATCCGGCAAAAAATCGATTGTTCTAACTCTTGTTACCATGTAATTTACCTATAATTTATGTGGTTAGTGTTTGTAATTCAGTTGGTGTTAATGCTGATATAACTACGATATCAGTTGCTTGTGCTGCATTGACAAAAATTTCGTACGGGGTACTTCTTATTTCATACAAATCTCCAAAGGTCATCGTAGGGTCATTGGGCACTAATACCGCCGAACTAATTAAATCACCTACTTCTGAATGTAAATATGCGCTCAATTCGCTAAAATAAAAGGTGTCCCCAAATGTCCAATTATCAATATTAAAATATTGATTCATTGCATTAAGTACACTTGTTCTTATTTCACTATCACTAGCAGTTGTTCCACTAGATTTAATTACTTTTATTGTTGCTCTAAGCTTTGGCTCTGCTTTAGAACCAAATAATGGTTTAAAAACAGCACTGTTCATAACTACACTATCTGACAACATTTTATATTCATTGATTTTTGAAAACTCAACTGAAAGTTCTGAAACAGTCGGTTTAGTTGGTTCCTGAATTGTTCCAGTAGTGTCTCGAATCCAATTTTGATATTGATTGTAATAACTTTGCGTTAGCAAGTATAAATCTATAATGTTTGACGTTCCCGGATTTACTCTAGTTGTATCCGATGAAATATGTTTATATTGGAAGTACAGCCCCTGTCTTCCAGTCTTAACCGTGTAATTGGATAGTAACTCTAAATTAACTATATTAGCAGAAGTGGTGTCGTTCACTGATTTATAAAATTTACCTTCTAATACTGCATAATATACTTGTCCAACCGGATATTCATATTTAACAATTGCAATATCAGCCTGGGTGCCGTAAGCATACACAATGTCTACAGAAGGAACCATTTCAAATCTTGTTAATAAATTTGCGTCGGTTACTCTTCTAAAAAAAACAAAGTTATTAAAATTTCTAGTTCCCGGAACATAGCCAGTAACATCTATGAAAAAATCTGGATTTTTATAAGAACCGACTGTGGTTAAATCCGCTGCACTAACCTCAACCGAAAAATCATCTACATAACCATCGCTTTCGGTTGTTTGACCTATAACATTTAATAATATATCTCGAGGATAAGGAAAATTATAGGTAGCTTGTGTGTTAGATTTCAGTATGCTTATAAAATCCTGCAATAACTTTCCAGTACTTGGATCATATACTACTTTATCTCGGTCAAACGTAAATCGAACATCATAAACGCTACCAAAGTAGTAAGCTACGCTACGCCATGTTACCAAATATCTATTAGACCCTAAACTTTGAAATCTAACAAAGTAATTGTTATCATTATAGGTACTAGTTGACCATCTTTCTTGGTTTGCTAGTAGGGCATTATCAAAAATTAAACTAAAATTTTGATTTAGTCTTATTTTAGTAACGCACTCGTTGACTAAGGAGTTTCCTAATATGTTAGTTAAGTTAGGAATAATAACACTCAATATTGCCCCATCCGGAATAGCGTTAGTCAATCTTACGGGACCTAATCCATTGTCTAAATTTCCTTCTCCGCCGTTGCTGCCATCACCTATAACTAAAGAAACACTAGTCCATAATGAAGTCTGATCACTGGGTAAAGGTAGACCGGCTACTAATCTATTATCACTACCAAAATAATATCCCGGTGGCGCAGTGAACCCCACCAGCGCGCCTTGCGTAATATATTTTACATCATTAGTGGTAAAAACACCAACCCCTAACGGAAAATTGTTTTGTACAAAATAACCTGTACTCTCACCATTAATATTACTTGTTTGATTCCATGATATATTTTCATCAGAAACAACATATCGTGGATATGCCTGAGTGTAGTATTGTTGCACTCTTTGACTTCCTAATATATTAGGGATATTTTCTGTTAGAAAATTTACAATATCATTGTTAGTATTTGCAGTAAAAATTATAAAACCGTCATTTAAATCTTGATACAGTCCGCCATCATCTGCAAAGTCATTAGTACTAGAATATTTTGCGCTGGGATCTAATAAATCAAAATTTCGACTAGTACCTACACTAGTGCGATTAATGGCTTTACTCTTAACAATAGAACTATATAACGTGTAAGGAAAATTATTATAATCTTCCCCATTAACCATACGATTTTGAGTATAATATCGCTGAGGTGCCCTGGTTTTGATGTTAGCTAAAGTTTCTCTTGCTTGTGCAGTGGTTACTGGTAATTGTAAATTCATTGTAACCGTCAGTGTTTCTTGTCTCCCCGTTCTGCTTACGTACGGTATGGTTATAGTAACATTTTGAAATTCACTAGGATCAATGGTGTATGTTAGTCCGTTACTAGACCTTACATAACTAGCAAAAGTACCAATTGGAATGGCACTGAATACACCATCTCCAAATACGTAAGTAACCTGATCATTGGTTCTTGAATTTACACTGAATACCTTTTTTTCAGACGTTACTTTTTGTAGATTGGCGTTCGCATAAACACTTTCAACTTGCTTCCATTCAACTAGCGCATTGGTAGTAGTATCTACTTCATATAGCCAAGTATCAGTATTATTAATACCTTGAATATCGATGGCTACGGTTTGGTTCGTAACTTGTTCTGGAATTGTAAAATTAAAATTCTGTAATTGCCCTTGCTTAAAATATAAGAAAAATCCAGTATTTGGGCTAGCAAACCCTAATCTATCATTTCTGTATAAAATATTAAAAATATTACTGTCAGCAGGAGAAACTTCATACAAAAATTCACTATCTACACTAGTCATACTAACACATTCAAAGTTCATTGAAGTTCCGTCAACTATAATAGAAAAGGGTATAACAGGAAGAGTACCTTCTGATAAACGAACTGAATACTCGTCTGTTTTTATTCCTAAAAGTGTTTTTGAGTTTCCAGGGCTACCTACTCGCTGAGAGTCAACAAATGCAGCGTTAAGTATGGTGTTAAATTGTTCTTGCCAATTAGGGTTAGCAGGATCATTCCAAAGTATTGTTAAGCCGCTTAAATTTAAATTGGTATAATCTAAAAGCTGTTCAGAAGTACTGACAGAAGTTATTTTAGCAAATCCCTGTCCTGCTATATTTCGTTTAGGGGTATATCCGACTAAGTTGGCTAGCTTTATAACACTATCTCTTCTTTCAGCAGTGTCTATAAAGTTTTCTCTAGCATTTAAGTCTCCTCTAAAACTCAATGCCTGCCCCATATAGGCCATAACATCCATTAGAGCAATGAATTCACTACTTTCTGTGTAGTCATTGAAGGTTTCGGGATAAGTTAGTCGCAAATAATCGACAAATGTTTTGCGTATAGTTTCAAAGTCATAGCTTTGTAAATCTGCTTGACTGTAATTTTTATATAATGTTTTCCAGTCATTCACGCCAAAAACACTAGTTTGTCTTGAACTTGTAGCCATAGTAATATCTCTTTTATGTATTTATCAATACAAAAAACAGTGTTTTTACTATCTGTTGATGCCGGGCATAAGGATTCTTGTAGTAGCTGATTCGGCAGGACTAGCCCTACCGGTTTGTTGATCAAAATTTATTGCAAGTTGTTGAACGTAATTAAATGGACTTATCGCCAATTCAACTTCTATTAAAACTCCGTTGTCATAAGGATAACTAATGACGCTGTTCATTATTATTCTAGAATCTAGACTAGCTACCCTTTTAATTTCTGTTTCTACTGCGGACTGTAGATCCGGGGTATTAGGTTCGAATACGAAATCCCATAGGGTTGTTCCATAATTTGGTCTACCGGGTTTCGTGCCTTGAGGTATGTTTAGTGCATTCAAAAAATCCTGTATTACTAATTCAGTGTCAGTGAGTCTGAATTTTTTGTTCGGTCTAACTGGATTGGTAACTGATCCACTTCCTCCGTCGGCGCCCGACGGTATTTGGCTTGTTTTTACTTCTTCTAAATGTAGTGTACTAAATCCTGTATACGTTGCCATGACTGGTCCTTATTTTTGTATTTAATCTTTTTATTAAGCTCTGTCTAATGGATTAGGAATTTTAGGATTTTCTAGCAATTGATCCGTTTGTTGTTTAATTTCTTCCATATTAAACGTGTTGATTGCCACTGTGGGGGCTTTAATATCCACTGCACCGGGGGTTCCGGAGGCTGCAATCTGTGTTTGCAAAGATTGTACAGTTTCTTCATTTAGACCTAATGTAGCGTATGCATTAATTGTTCCGCCGGACGACTGAACCTGTTGTTGCAGATTACTGACTTCTGACTTAACATTCTTTTTACCTTTAAAAATATTAGAAGCTACATTTTTAATTTTTTCTCCTATCTTGCCCGTTACTTCCCTTACCTTTTCATTGTTTAAAACGTTTCCGGCGACAAAAAGACCCCCAGCTATTGTGGCTAATCTTTCAGAAGACTTTCCTGTAGTAAACAGTGAGGCGGCACCTAATGTAGCAGCTACATCTTTGGTTGTTAGATTGCTTACACTATTTTTAACTTTGTCTATGAATGAGGCCGATGCAGCCGATGGTGTTGTAATCGAATTGTTCGTGCTTTGGTTGTTTTCTGAATTTATTGCTGTTAGATTCTGTGGCTTATTTGGTGTGAGTTTTTTAAACGCTCCGGTTATTTTTTCCCACACACTTGCGGCAGCCCCTTTTATGGAATTTCCTGTATTTTTTATCAGCGCACCTAACCCACTATTTTGTTTATCTGCGATATTAGCTGCCACATTTCCAGATGCTATCAATTCCTTAGCCGATTTACTAGATGCGTTTAGCATACTAGCTGTTCTCTCACCTATACCAATAGTTCCGGAACCAATCGCAGATTGCTTCAATGCATCTAGTGTGGGGGACACTCCCACAGTTGCAGCAGCTAGTATTAGTCCTCCCGTTTGCGTAGAACTTTCATTGCCTGTTATTGCTCCGGCTGCAATTAATTTTTGTTCACTATTTCCCAATACTTCCGCTGCAGCGGTTGCTTGCACGGAGGCATTGTTTATTAAATCATTTACAGACCCTATACCATTTTTGCCGGTAAACACATTGGGGGGCAATGAGTCTTCTATTGATTTTCCCCTATTAACATTTGCGTTTACTGTTGCTGAACTTCCGGGTTTTAGATATCCGGCTTCTTCTAGCTGTTGGGGAGTCAATCCTATAGTACCAACACTAATGATTTTTTGACCATCAACATTTGTTATTGCAGCGCCCTCAAGTGATGCATTGGTTGTTGCACCAGTACTTGCATTAACTGCCATCTGAGAAACTAGTGCCGTGGTGGTTGCTTTATCCAATGGGTTGCCGACTGAGTTCAAATTGGGCACTGTAGCAATAACTGCCGGTGTTGTGGCATTTACTGCAACGCCAGATACAGATTCGTTCGTTTGCCTTACTACAGTATTTGGTGCGGATGGAAAGTTGGCCGTTGCTGACAAGTTAGTTTTAACATCCACCCCTTGGTTGGCATTAGCCCATGGTTGGTGTGCGGGAGCGCGACTTACAATACTAGTTAATTTACCGGGTGCCGGCGCATATCCTTTTGACGAATCATACAAGGTGTCTGTGTGGGCGATTATAGGAAGTTGTTTTACATCTTTTGGAATTAAAGAGCTTGATCCGGTATTTAAATGTACGTTTGGTCCACCGTTCAAATAGTTAGTTTTGTCGCTTTTAATACTACTATCATCTTTACTATATAAACTCATCTTAGAGTTTACTTTAAGCGTATAATTGCCTTTAGTAAATCCCTTATAAGTAGTGCCCACAAATTGATTTGTAGCCTTTATACTTTCTAAGTTTATGTTATCAGCACTTATGTTTAAATCTTTTTTTGCGTTAATATTAATATTATTATCTGCATGTAAATTTAAATCTCCTTGTGTTCTGATATTCACACTATTAGTGGCATACATGTCTATTGTGCCTTCTTTACCCAGTTCTATCCATGATCTGCCGTTTGCGTGAATAATGAATAGTGTTTGAGCAGAGTCATTCATTAGAATCATGTGACCATTAGAAGTTCGTAACCTAACTAGTTTATCATTTCCGTTAATGTCACCGTCGTCCAAAATAAATGTATGTCCACCTGTTCTACCTATAACGGTAAACTGATCATCTGATATATTGGGGTCAATTACTGCTTCATTTATAGGCTTATTATTTTTACCATTAAACCCCCCGGCATATATAGGGTTTCCGGGGGTACTTAATCCGAAAACTTTACTAGGACTTTCGCGCATGGCGCTACTAGTTATAGTTCCCCGTACCGCATCACGTATTAGCCCCTGCTCATTTAATATTGCAGCCTGATAACTATGCACCGGTCTAGCCAAACTATTAAGTTCTTCGCTATTTTCATATTTTGTATTAGCGTCATTAATTTCAGTTACCGGTAGACTAGTGGCGCCGCCGTAGCTATTTGCTTCTCCTGTGTTTGGAATAACCGCCGGTGCGGATGCTATTCCAGGAACCATATGTATTAAAGTAGCGGGGGGTATAGATGCTATATAGAAACCCAAATCAGGTTGGCCGTTAATAAACACACATATTACCTCAGTGTTTATATCGGGTGGCGTGGCCCAAAAACCATAACTATTTCGATTGCCGACAAATGTGCCGTCAGAATTTTCACTTGCGGTATTTCTAGTATACCCGAAAAACGGACTAGCATAATTTACCCAAGTCCAATTATTAGGATCATCTTCGTTGGATGCATTCAATCGATTTAGATATACTTGAATTTTTCCTGAGCGTAATGGGTCAATGTTATTTTTTACTATTCCAATTATTGGATGTGAGTATAACGGATTACCACCGCGATCATCCTCAAATATTTTGAACGACCCTCGTTGTTTTATTATATCTTGATTTGCCATGCTAAAAACTCATTTATGTTATCGATTACTGTCATCGTCTGCTGTTCTGTTATTTCCCTGTGTGCTATTTAAAGGAGGTAAATTGTTTATTTTTCTTTGTACTGCTACTGCATCCTTTTGAATTGCAGCTAGCACATCTGATTTTGTTTCTGCTAAACTTTTAGCTTTTGATTTTAATGCGAAGTTTGGAATAACAGTTTTTAAATCTTGGGTAAAAACACCGTTACTAAGCCTGCTAGTAACATTAGTAACCATATACACCATTCTTCCTTTAGTCTGTGCCTCAATATCTTCTGGATAATTCCAAAATTTTATATTATTTTTAGGTTCTAATAATCCAGTGTTTTTACTGTAATCTATTACTTCGTTAAATCCTATTTCTATAAACACTTGACCCGTGTTGGCATTTATAGAAAAACTAGGTCCATACCACTTAGATAACAAGTCAGACAAACTTCCCGACTCTACCGGCATTATAAAATCCGGATCTCCTAATATTTTTATATTAGCTTTAATTTGTTCGGAGGGGCTATACAGATATGTTTTTACTGTGTTTTGCAGTTCTAAACTTCCGGGAAGTTTTCCAGCTGGTGAGGAGTCAGTAGATGGTAAAATCCCAACAGGTGCAGTATCATTAGATTCAACAATTCCTCCCTCAGTACTTAATATTCTAGTGTTGAAATAAAGCAAGTTATAATTTACTTCATACGAAAGTACTTCGGTATTTTCGCCGGTATACCAATATTGATAAATTTTATGCGGACCGTGATATCCGGTTTGATACTGTAACATCAATGATCTTACGTACGGAACTCTATATTTTTGAATTACATATGTTATATCGTATGCATAATCATTTTTTGAAGAATCATAGTCAATTATTTTTACTATGGGTCTAACGATATACCACTCAAATTCTTTAGACTGTTGGTTTTGTCCGTTAGCGGTTGCTGCAACCAATGAATCATTTGTATTATTAGGTTGGAGCTTTTCTTCATCAAAGTATATCATAGCATCTCTTATGTAAGTACTTTGTCCAATAATTTGATCTATGGCTGAAAGTATCGATGTCCCCGGAGCCAAATTGATTATTCTTTTTTGTTTTTCTATTTTAGCTTGTTTAAAGTATGCAGTTCTGTCGTTTACCTGATTGATGTTGGTAACCGGAGCGGTGGGCGAATAATATTTGCTGTAAAAATCTTTATCTACTATTAACGCACTTCCCACTTTACTGTCCGCATCTATTGATATAGAAAACTTATCCGGAATTTTTTGTTTTGCTTCTCCTTTACTGGGATTGGTAAGTTCAACAATTTGCAAGTTATTAAGTGCGTCAATCAACCCATTACTTGCATTCTTATTTTGTATTGTTGTTAAAATGTCTGCATTGGTTCGACTCAATGAACTAACAGATTGCGCGGCGGCAGATGTTTTTTTTGCGCCCAACGCATTTTCTACAGTATCTGCTGATATGGCAATTGACTTTGGTATTACACCGCGCTTTAGGCCGTATCCTACCTGCTCGTTTAATAACCTGGCTTCAATATTATATACTGTAGTGGTTCTTTCTAATTTGAAAGACATTTTGGTAATAACTATGGGGAACGCCCGCTCGAATGCTGCATCAATGTCCGTTTTTCCGTAATCCGCGGAGTTAGGCATATCAACCGGTTTTGATATTACATTACCCTGATTGTCGTATCCGTAAAATCTAAGAACCAGCAGATAAGGGCACAATAACGCCATAGATTGATCAAGAACTGGTCTTTTAATTTTTGACTTCTTTTGAGCTAGTTCTTGAGCAGCCACAAGTCTGCTAGGAAAAGACATAGCATACGGTTCAAAAACTTGAAATCGTATCATTGTCATATTACTAGCTACCCTAGAATCTTTCCCGTTTGTGGCAGTGATTATTTCTAGATTGTCTATGTAAAAATCTAAATCAAAAAATTGATTACGAGGGTTATTAGGGGAGTTAGACGGTGCACCTGCACTTTGAATTAATAAGTCTAAATCCTTTAAGATCCATTTGCCATTAACAAAATAACTATTGTACGAATCTGCGGACAATGCATATAAACTTATTCTATATGTACTGCTGCTGAACTTGCTTAGTGGATTATATTGTCTTTTATTTGGAGACTTGTCTCCAATATCGGCTCCGCCTGACACTGAAATAACAGGTGCGGTTGAAGTTATAGAATTAACGGTGCTGCCGGCTACACTTTGATCATCTAACACCAAATTTTCTGAAACTCCGCCCGATATCTCGATAACATTAGGTAGGCCACCAATTGGTTGTGTTTGCGTTACTGGTGGAACATTTGCTATATCATTCTGTGCTGATAATTCATTAGAACTTGTTGATGTTGGTGTAAACCCAACCAAAAGCGGATTATTAGGATCAACTAAATATAACTCATTTTTTAACTGATTTACTCTAATTTGCTGACTTTCTACCTTACTGGTAAGTCTAGCAATATTGGTGTATATAGCAGAGGGTATAAGCTCCGGAGTGTCTCTGTTTCTTCTTATAAAGTCTTCATCGATTGCTATTTCATTTAAATCTGCCTTTATGGTAGCTTCATATTCGACAATAAGAATTTCGGTATTAGATAATTTTTTGGCCACAGTATATGTATTAAAAAGTAAAAATAAATTTATAACCGATCAAATTAGAATCCCAAAGCATCTTTCAATACCGGTAATTGCGGTATATAAATCCATTTTCCCGCAATAAAATCAAATAAAGGATCGGCCAATGAGTTGGGGTTACGTTGTGCGAACACCCACCAAAGCTCACTGTTGCCATACAAATCGTATGCCAATAAATCAGGCCGCAAATGATATGTTTGATTTATTTGCCAATATTTGTCCAATGGGTCAGCCGGTATAGGCCTATTAACCATAACATCTAAAAATTTATTATCAAATATAGAAGTTTGATAATAAGGGCTAGTCTGTGGATATGGCATTACCAGAATCCTCCTCTGAATAGTTTTCCAGTGGCATAATCTGCCACGCTGAACACTTTAGTAGTATCATATCTAGTTACGATGGGTATACAAGAAACAGTTACTGAAAGCTTAGTGGGCAAATATGTGTTCTCTGGATTTGCTAATCTAGTAGTAAAATTAGGTTCATCTGAAATGCCGCCCGGGTTAAGTCCGCTGTTTCTTACTCTAAGAATACTTTTTATTGCTCCTGAAAACGTCCCATTATTTGCGTTAACTGTTTCTTTGGATTTATAGAAAGCATTAGTTTGTCCCTCATATAGAGAGGGAGTTCCTGCACGAATATAATCCACATTGTCCGGCAAGGTGTATGAAAACTGACTTATTAATAATGGATGATCTTTATACTGGTTGGGTCCAAATCCAAACAAGTAGCATAAAGGGGGCGGAGTTCCGGCAGGAGGACCAATTGACGCAGTATCTTGACCGTAAAACATTTTTGTT